TACGCAAAGATAACACTGGTGTAGTTGTTTCCTAGGAAAAAGTTATGTACATTATAGCAATGTATATTGACTCACAATCCGATCTAGACCAGTATAAAAGAGAAGTTGTTGGTAAATTAATTTATGTTATTCCGTTACTACACAATAACAGAGATCACCTTATCAAGAACACAATCCTGTCTTTTTACGTGCAGTGCGATGAAAAGGAGTATATATTACCATTTAAACACCCAGAATCAATATTTGATAAGTACACTATAGAGGATGTCATTAGTAATACCAGGTGTTATTTTCACAATAAGCAGATTCTCAATTATCAAAAGATTCACACAAGCAGTGTGTACGATCTGGAGCTAGTACACTATCTTAACACCGTAACGCCGTTAGAGACCGACAATATCGATACAGAGTACTTTTATCACAGGCTACACACAAAGTACAATAAATCAAACACACTAATTAGTTTAGCCAATTTTGTGAAGTATTCTCGAGCGATCTTAGCTCAGTCAAACTTGACACGTGAAGAGGGAATAGTGTATTATGATAAGATGCAATCACTACTACACCAAGTAGAGTCAAACGGGATACAGGTAGATAAGAAGTACTTCACAGCATTATATGGATCTCCTATCAACTTAATTAATGATAGAGTGTATACTAAGTACAACTTCTTTACTACAACTGGAAGACCAAGTAACAGATTTGGAGGCATTAATTTCGCAGCTCTTAATAAACAGGATGACACTAGAAGGTGTTTTGTATCAAGATATGATGAAGGCACATTAGTAGAGTTAGATTTTAAAGCATATCATCCACACATCATTGCATACTTGTGTAACTATGATTTTGGCAATCAAGATGTGTATGAGCATTTAGCACATTACTACTTTGACACAACAACACCAACAAAAGATCAGATTAAGCAAGCAAAGGAGCTAACCTTTAATCAAATGTACGGTGGTATAAATAGAAAGTACCTAAACATACCATACTTTGCAAAAGCAAAAGAGTTTACCACAACACTATATAAAACTTACAAAGAACAGGGATATATTGAATCTGCCATATCAGGTAGACATTTTCATGTTGTTGATGATGAGGATCTAACAGATGCAAAGCTATTCAACTACTTCATACAAATGACAGAGACAGAGTTAAATGGTTTATTCTTAGAAAGGCTATTACCGGCTATAAACAGTCAGCTAGCAGTCCCAGTCCTTTATATTTACGATGCTGTTGTTTTCGATTGTAAAAAGGAGTATATTAAAGAACTGATAGGTAAAATATTTGCGTCAACAACAGAAAAATACCCTATTTCGGTGAAGGTTGGTGATAATTATAAGGAGATGACCTTATATGAATACGAGACCCCAATTGCTGTGCACATTTACAACTAACCATGATTTGATACCTAGTATCAGATCTATACGGAAAGTTTATGAAAATATTACAATGCAAATTGATATGTACTCTACCCCAACAAATGTCGTGTGCATATACAATGTAACAGACAAAACGAAAAGACTACCAGACACGATCAGTATAAACAAGAAAAAAGAGACAAACACTTATTATAGCATCAATGCGCTAAACTCCTTAATTAAGCTAGTAAACAACGGCGTCTTAGACAAGACCTATGTCATTAATTGGCACGACTATGTCAACTGTATGCTCCTCTCAGCTGGGCAAGAAGGATATAAAAGCATTCCGCTAGAAAAAATAAATCACATCTAACTGTTGTTAGAACAAATCTAAATAGGTAAATTAATAAAAAACAAAAAGTTTATGGCAATTAACATCGACCAGCTTAAGAGTAGGCTTAAGCAAATTCAATCAACTACCTCATCAGGAGGTAACAGTGGCAGTGAGTTTATGTGGAAAGCTCCCGTAGGCAAAAGCCAAGTACGCATTGTGCCTTATGCACATGACAAATCAAACCCATTTATTGAACTTTACTTTCACTACGAAATTGGTAAGAAGGTAATGGTATCACCTTCGTCTTTTGGACGTCCTGATCCTATTATTGAATTTGCTGAGAAGTTAAAGAAATCAGGTAGCAAAGACGATTGGAAATTAGGAAGAAAAATCGAACCTAAATTCCGTGTGTATGTTCCTGTTATTGTTCGTGGTAAGGAAGAAGAAGGAGTTAAATTTTGGAGCTTTGGAAAACAAATCTTTCAGGAACTTTTAGGCTATATTGCTGATCCTGATTATGGTGATATCACAGATCTTATGAATGGCCGTGATATCACTATCGAACACATCGCAGCTGACGAAGGTGGAAAAACATTCCCTTCATACACAGTGCGTATTAAACCAAATGCAGCACCTGCTACACAAGACAAGACAATAGCAGATTTAATTGTAAATGGACAGAAGAATATTACAGATATAGTTAAAGAGCCTACATATGAGGACATGACTAAAGCTCTTGAAGAATGGTTAAATCCTGACGCATCATCAACTACCCCAGCTACTAAGAACGCACCGATCAAAGGTGCCACTACAGCTACAAAAGTAGATGATATTTCAAATGCATTCAGCGAACTCTTCAATAGCTAAAAATCATGGCAAAACAAAAAAAGCCAATTGAAGGAGGCGATCCTTTAATTGGAAGGGACGAACTTGCGTCAGTGTTGGCAGACAACCTAAACAAGAAGTTTAAAGATATGAAAGCAGCCTATTTCTTAGGTGATGATGTAGCACCCACCGATTTAACAGAGTGGGTGTCTACAGGGTCAACACTTCTTGATTTAGCAATCGCAAATAGACCTAACGGTGGTCTACCGGTTGGACGAATTGTAGAAGTGACTGGACTAGAGGCATCAGGTAAAAGTCTTATTATGGCTCACGTACTTGCTAACACACAAAAGAAAGGTGGATTAGCAGTATACATTGACACAGAAAATGCTTTATCAGAAGAGTTCTTGAGAGCTGTTGGTGTGAATGTAAATGATATGCTATACTTGCCATTAGAGACAATTGAGGATATCTTTGAAGCAATGGAAAATATTATTGAAACTGTACGTAAATCCTCTAAGGATAGACTAGTGACAATTGTGGTAGATTCTGTAGCAGCTGCAACAACCAAGATTGAGCAAGAAGCCGATTATGATAAAGATGGTTGGGCAACTGCCAAAGCCATTATCATGTCAAAGGCTCTTCGAAAAATTACTAACATAATTGGTAAAGAGAAAATTTTAGTTTGCTTTACAAACCAGTTAAGAGAGAAACTTGGTGTAATGTTTGGAGACAAGTACACTACATCAGGTGGAAAAGCTCTACCTTTCCATGCAAGCTGTAGAATTAGACTTAAAGGATTGGGTAAATTAAAAAGTGGATCAGGTAAAACTGAACAAATAATTGGAGTCTCTACTGAAGCTCAAGTTGTTAAGAATAGAATGGGTCCTCCTTTCAAGAAAGCAACCTTTGATATATACTTTGATTCAGGAATTGATGATGCTAATAGTTGGCTGACAGTTCTTAAGGATTATGATATGATTAAGCAAACAGGTGCTTGGTACACGTTAGTGAACGAAGAAACCGGTGAAGAGCATAGATTCCAATCTAAAGACTGGAGATCAATGTTGCGGGACGACGAAAGTCTAAAAAAGTATTGCTACGATAAAATCTGCGAAGCAGTAATAATGAAATACAGAGCAGACGCCATTATTGATCCAGATCAAGTAATCCTTGACGTCGAACTACCAAATGACTAATAAATATCTAGCATTACTGAATGAGCTGAAAAGCAAATCTCATGATGAACCTCTTACTAGAGACAGTAGAGTTCTTGTCATTGATGGCCTTAACACATTTATTCGTTCGTATGCAGCCAGCCCAGTTTTAAATGATGATGGTGAACACGTAGGAGGGATCTCAGGATTCCTCCTATCTGTTGGTCATGCCATTAAAGCAATCAACCCAACAAGAGTTGTAATTGTGTTTGATGGTAAGAATGGCTCAGCAAGAAGAAGACAAATATATCCCGAATACAAAGCACATAGATCTTTTAAGGTTAAATTAAATAGAGCTGTAACTGTAGACAAACAAGACAATCAACTATATCAATTAGTTAGGTTGACTGACTATTTAACCTCACTACCATTTTCAATCTCAATCCAGGATAATACAGAAGCGGATGATGTAATAGCTTATATGGTAAATGAGTACTTTAGTAAATCACAATGCTTTATAATGTCTTCAGACAAAGATTTTCTACAACTAGTAACGGATCGTGTCCATCTTTGGAGTCCAACTAAAAAGAAAATGTATTATACTGAAGATGTAGTTGAGGAGTATGGAATCTATCCTACAAACTTTGCTTTATACAGAGCAGTAATTGGTGATACCTCAGACAATATTCCTGGTATTGATGGAGTAGGAGCTAAAACACTAATAAAGAGATTTCCAATTATACAACAGGAACAACATCTACCACTTAATGACTTTATGCGGTATGTTGAGAGCTTGAACGACAAGACAAAAACACTACAGACAGTTAAGGACGCTAAAAGTCTGTTGGAGAGGAATATAATATTGATGCAGCTTGGCGAGTCCAATATGTCAGTTGCAAATAAATTAAAAACACAAAACATCTTAAATCAACCAATACCTAGGTTAGTAAAGCCAACTTTTCATCGTATGTTGATTGAGGATAAAATGACCACAGCGATTAAGAATGTAGACTTCTGGCTAAAAGAAGTTGTACAAAAACTTGATATGTTCGCTTTGAATAACTAAAAATTATTAGTATTGTTATTATATGATTGAAGATACTTTACAGTACTATGGCAATACCTTCCAACAAAAGGTTATAGCGTCCCTAATGACGGATAGGCTCTTCCTTCAACAAAGCCACGATTTAATTGACGCAAAATATTTTGGTACAGATGCAATGCAGTGGATAGTCAAGCAAACGCTAGACTACTTTAAAGAGTATAAATCAGCACCAACACTTGAGGTATTAAAAGTAAAGTTAGATAGCGTTGATATTGACCTACTCAAAACATCTATTATTGATGGCTTAAAGGAGTGCTTAAAGCATCATAACGCATCAGACCTACCTTTTGTAAAGGATAAGACTATTGACTTTTGTAAAAATCAAAAGCTGAAGAATGCCATTTTAAATTCGGTTGATCTACTCAAAAATGGTCAATACGATCAGATTAAAAATTTGATAGATTTAGCAATGAAAGCTGGATCAGATAGAAATGTAGGTCACGATTATCTAGAAGACATTGCTGAGCGATTCAAGGAAAACCTCAGGAGCACTATACAGACTCCTTGGGATGTACTTAATGATGTAATGGATGGCGGCTTAGGAAAAGGAGAGCTTGGAGTATTCGTAGCACCTGCAGGTATTGGTAAATCAATGGCATTAGTTAATGTGGCTGCAGATGCAGTAAAGAAAGGACTAAATGTAGTTTACTACACTTGTGAGTTAAGTGAGACCTATGTAGGGGCTCGATTTGACAGTCACTATACTGGCATACCATCCCAAGACCTGAAGTTCCATCAGGATGAGATTGCAGATAAATTAAAAGGAATAAAAGGTAGATTGGTTGTTAAGTATTATCCAACCAAGACTGCAACAGTTTCAATGATTAATGCACATCTAGAAAAGTGTATTATGCAAGGATTCAAACCAGATTTAGTTATCATTGACTACGCTGATTTGTTAAGAGACTCAGGAGGTAAGAATAGCAATGTAAGGCATGATATTATGCTTGGTAACATCTACGAGGACATAAGAGGATTAGCTGGTATATATCAAATACCAATCTATACTGCGAGTCAAGCTAATAGGAGCTCTCTCGAAGATGATATAATCGAAGCAGATAAGATATCGGAGTCTTATGCAAAGATTATGGTTGCAGACTTTGTTGTTTCTTTATCAAGAAAGATAAATGATAAGATATCAGGTACAGGAAGATGGCACATCATTAAGAACCGTTTTGGCCCAGATGGTATTACCTTCCCAAGTAAGATGAATATGTCAATATGCCAGATTCAGATATTTGGTGAGAATACGATTGATGGACAAGATGCTAAGAAAAATATGATGAGTGGTGATGAGTACCTGCGCAAAACTTTAGCATCAAAATTTTCCGAATTAACCGGAAAAATTTAAACTAAAAACACCAACAACCATCGTTCGTTAATAGTTATATATACACAAACAAATTTATAAAATTTTAAATCTATGATCACAATATCTAATGAGATTCTCAGTGAAATTACCGTTTTCACAAAGTACGCAAAATATTTACCAAAGTTAAATAGAAGAGAGACTTGGGAAGAGCTTATTACGAGAAATAAGAGTATGCATATAAAAAAGTTTCCTAAAATGAAAAAGGAAATAGAAGAAGCATACAAACTAGTGTACGATAAAAAAGTACTACCCTCTATGAGATCTTTGCAATTTGCTGGGAAATCAATTGAAATTAGTCCAAGTAGGTTGTACAACTGTGCATACTTACCGATAGATGATGTAAGAGCGTTTGGAGAAACAATGTTTTTACTTTTAGGTGGAACTGGTGTTGGATACTCAGTACAAAAACACCATGTAGAAAAACTACCAGAGATATCAAAACCAAATACAAAAAGACATAAGCGTTTTCTTATATCAGATAATATTGAAGGATGGGCAGATGCAGTTAAAGTTTTAATTAAAGGATACTTT